ATAGATATCAATGCTGTCTCTGGGTTATCACCAACTACAAGTACAAAATGACTAGCGGTATTATCAAGATAATTACCATTAGGTAATCTATCCTTATAATCTTTACCTCTAGTTGTCTGACTAACGATATCACTATCTGCATCGTGTATCGCAACAGGAGCACCTGTTGATGTGCCTCTGTCTTGCCATTCAATGTACTGTCTTTTGTAGTGACATGGCACGACGTTTATAGAATCGTACAATGCATTAGTGACAGTGTTTATGATTTTGCCTGGCTCTGCGCCCTCGACATACTTACCATCTCTTTTGTTTACCTCTGGAGATAGCTGTCCCAAAATTTTTAAGAATGGTAACGCAAGATCTTCCTGCGAAATATTCTGGGCTCCTTGTTGTGCATCAGCTTCCATATCAAATGTAGCCAGTGCACCATTCTTTTTTTCTGTTACTTGGTTCATGTTACTTGTTCCTTTTTATTGTTGTTTTATTCTCCGAGAACACCCCGAAGATTTCCGTTGGCATTTCTTTACCTGCCTCGATACGCTCACGGACTAGCGCTTTCAGAGTCATGGGCTCAACCTTCATCTTTTGTGTTGGTTGAAACCCTTGACCCTTCGCAAGTTCGGCATAATCAGCCGCCTTGTTATCTTCGTTGCGACCAAAGGATACGGATATCTCGTTTTTGATTATATCCCCTAGTCCATTATTACGAAGCCAGTTAAACGCCGCCTCTTTGTTTGCTTCCGTTATGGTTGCACGATACGACGTTGAAACTTTTAGATGTGACCCATCATGAAGTTTTAATTCTGCTAAACCCATCTCACTCATCATTGTCGGTATAACCTCACCTGATATGTGTTGAATTTGTTTTTTCTTTTCTTTAATTGCATCTTCTTGTATCTCAAGTTGTTGTTGCATAGCTTCTAATCTTTCAACTTGATCTGCTAGTGATTGCACACCTGCAGTTTTTTTCATTGCATCTTGTTGGTCTTTTTCAAAATCAATTGTCATCTATTTCTCCTCTTTCATATAAGTTTATTTCTATTGGATAGTATTTTCTTTCTTGTTTATCCCATTTAAGTAAATTAAATTTACCTCCGGTAATATCAGAAACGATAGAACATGCAACACCTATGATTGCAGGATCACCTGTGAGTAATAAATAATCTTTAGATTTATATTCTTTTAAACCTTGTCTTAATTTGTATATCAATGGTCCAGGTGAAAAAATTATTTGTGAAAATTCTGGTAACAAAAATTTAAACCGAC